TTATATTTCTTTTGCTTCATCTATTGACAGCATGTAATACGTTGTGATATAGTATAGACATTGAAAGATAAAGTGAAAGGAAATAATATATGACATGATTAAAAGAACAACGATTAGTTTACGAATAGATAAGAAGACTAAAGACAAGCTACAAGCACTCGAGGATAAGTCAGGTATGAGCAAGTCTGATGTGGTTCGTCAAGGTATTAAGATGATGTACGAAGAATACTTGAGCGATGATACTACGAACGATGGGGAAGAGTAGGTATATATAGTTCGGGATTAGGTATGTGGTCTGTGGGATACACCGGCTAATACAATAGGGACTAACTACTTAGGGTATTCTAAATAGGGGTGCTTTGATGTAGTGGGTCTTACGAACTACACAGGGTCGGGTGTGTCATAGGATAATAAGGAGGCTTAGTAATGTTAATATATGGTTGGGATAGTAATGGAGTTAAAGTTACCAACGAAGTTCAAGAGGACATCGTACAAGTTCCCGTACCAGATGGTTACGGTATTATATATGAAGATGGAAAAGCAATTATGGTTGTTAAAGGAAATAATAAAAATGACAGACTATAAGTTTAAAATATACGGAAATAGAACAGAGCGGATTGTTATTAGAGAAGACGAGAATAAAATGTCTGCAATGGTTCAACTGATTAACGAGATAGATCAAAACAACGGCTGGTATTGGGATATTAAAACAGATACTTATTTGCAGGTTGTTCATATTAAGGAGATACACTAATGAAAGTAAAAGAATTGATTGAGAAGTTAGAAAAATTAAACGGTGATACTGAAATATATAATGTAGATGTTTCATGGCTTAATTTATTTGTAACTATTGAAAATGAATCAGGTGAACGAGAGGTTAGGAGTTATATATAATGAATAAAGATAGATATTTTATAACAGGGATCACACCAGAAAACGAACAAGCCGTGATATCTAAATTGGAACGTTCTGGTTTTACTAATTGGTGGTCGTTACCAGAAGACACGGCGGATTATATTTATGTTAGTCAGACACTTGGAAATAAATATATGAGAGTATGGGAACCTGTTATAGACTTCTTTAATACGCCAATGATTACAACAGAAGATTATTTAAGTGAGGAAGTGAGCAAATGATTAACGCAAAGCAAGCACGAGAACAAAGCACTGATAATTTTTATAAGTCACTACCAGCCGATGAAAAGGTCGCACACTTTTATATTGAGGGTCGGATTAAGTTAGCCGTTGATACAGGTAAGATGTATACAGTGTTTGATTATAAAGATAATGACGTTCCTAATGTTGTGTTCTATTTGTTGGAAAGTCAGCATTATGTTAACTTCCTTGATGAGTCGGGATATGAACTTAGATATGATGCTGATAACATGGGTTCATATCAGATCGTTTGGTAAATGTGATGAACTACACAAACTATATAATCTGGTCTGATGTTGAGGGTAAATATCTCACGGCTGATTATGCAACTGGTAATTATAGCGATGGGTTTACAAAGAAAATGAGCCGTGCTATGATATTTGACAACGAGACACAAGCAAAAGAATGGTGGGATAAGAAATTATTATGTGAACCGCTGTTTGAATTAAAGGAGATATAAATACTATGAAATTATATACGAGAGTAGACACACCAAAAAGACTAGAAAAATTTAAGAAAATTGCTATCAAATTTAACCTAAAATGGTATACAGGTAATTCAGTTGGTGAACATATGCCAGATACTAATATATATGAAGAACCACTAGCAATTATGGTTGAGACGAGTAATCACGGTCATTTAGAACATTCAACTGTGAGTTATTACAAGTCACATGACGAATATGTACACATTAAACTTAGTCAATTAGAAATGGTATTGGAGGAATTATTATGAACGTATTAATTATTTTAGGTCAGATTGTAACAGCATTTATTATTTTATTGATTGCATTGCTTACATTAGGATTACTATCTGAGGTTACACAATATATCCAAGTAAAAACACTCGAAAAACGCCGACTAGTTATGTTGGATATTATTGAGGAAGAGATTATCACACAAGCCGAGACGCAACCCGATAAAGTCAACGCCCCCGATGTGGTTATTCAATTGAACCGGCGCATGAACATCAAAAACCTTACTCAAACAGATATGTTACACATGACAATCACAACATTAAAGAGTTTGAAAGTGAAGGGCATTATTTAATGAACCCCATATGAGAAGACCCAACAGAACCACCCAAGAAATACTAAGACTGGCAACGGTCTTTTTTTTATGATATAATGAAACTACTAATGAATAGGAGGAAATTATATGGTTTATAATAAACACGAGTGGCAAGATAATGAATTAATAACTGCCACTAACTTGAATAGGATAGAACAGATATTAGATTTTATTAATTCTTCTGTTAATGTTAAAGATTTTGGTGCGTTAGGTGATGGTGTAACAGATGATACCAGCTACTTTTTATCAGCAATAAATACAGCAAATAATACTGGTAAAGCCGTATTCGTGCCTAATGGAACATATTTAATCACACAGGAATTAGTACTTAATGGTATTTATTTATTTGGAGAGAATGTATCTAAAACTACCATTGTTTCTAAAGCCAAGTATGCCATCTCGTTAAATTACCAAGCTGGTATCAAGAATATTTCTATTAATATTAATGATAGCGACTCCACAGCCATTAATTTTGGTAGCAGAAACGCAGACGAAACTATTTCACAAAATGGTGATACTTCAAATGTAGACAACGTTATTATTTATGCCAATACAAATAACTCTATTGGAATATTAATGGAACCTGTTGACGTAAATACTACTGGAAATATACATGTTTATAATTGTAATATTACTAATTTAACAATGTATCATATCGGAACAGCGATAAAAATAAATTCTAGAAATTATGGTTATATAAATTCAAACTCTTTTAGAAACATAACAGTTAGAGGATATATATTAAACGGAATTGTTTTAGATAGCGGCGGTTCTAATCCAAGAGACATTCAGCATAATGTATTTGATAATATACAATTAGAGGCAATGACGTATTCAGCTGATGATTCTTCCGCCATATTAATTAAAGCGGGTAAATTTAATATATTTGATAAAGTTCTTGTTTTTAATGATAGTGCTAAAGATATAGCGAGCGTAAAAACAGGTTCTTCGATTGGGTATCCGGCTTTAGATAAAATTAATAACAACAAAATTATTAATTCGAAAATGGAAAGTTCGCCACAAATCAGTAAAGAATTTATGGGTCTTAATTATATTGATTTTATAAATATAAGTTCTATAAATAAAGTGGCAAATGGTTTTAACCCGCAAACTCATTGGATTAGTAAATTAAAGCCAATAATGCCAACTGATATGGTCACGAATTTTGTAAATTCTCGCGGCATTCCACTGTTGGGAGTTTACGGATCTTCTGATTACACAGTTGGTGTAGATGAAAAAGGGGAATTTATTAGTTGGTTAGGGGCTAATCCGAGATATATGTTAATAGGGCTAACGAAAAAGGCGCAACAAGAAGTGTTCACTTCAAAAATAATGAGTGTGCATATCAAAATATCAATTGATGACGTGTCTTTGATAACAGCACAAAATTTAACCATCGATTACTTTGATAGCAGTTCCACAGAAACATGGCGTTCACCTTTCGTTTATTATTCTCAAGATTTAGGAAATGGCGATTATATAATTACTGCTTTTTACAAATTAACAGATACAGATATTGCTAATGCTGTTAATTTTGGCGTAAGATTTGCACCTTTGACAACAGATAAAACTATAAAAGTTAGAGATGTAAAAATAACAGCTAATTGGACTATGGACTACCAAGATATAGAAAAAAGAAATTCAAAAGATTATAGCAAATTATCAACAAGTACACCAACCTCATTCAACGAAATGGGTGTATTTTATCCGAGTGTTGCGGGTGTAGTTTGGGATCCCTCCGTATTTGAAATAAAAGATATTTATGGTAAAAAACAAATAAGCTCAGAATTAGTAATCTATTAACAAGGAGGAAACAACAAATGAATAATGTTTTAAATGTCGTATTGGCCGTTGTAAGTGTAATCACTGCCTTTGGTGGTCTAGTGTGGTTAGAAAAAGAACTACGGCTTATGAAAACAAAGTCTAAGTCGCAAAACCTGACACTAGCATTGGACTTCGCAATTGGAGCAGTAACATCTGCCGAGAAAGTTGTTGGTACAGGTGAAGAACAACGATTAACTTCAATAGCTACGTTGCGCAAACGATTGGGCGATAATAATATATTGAAAAACTTTACTGACGAACAGATTGAGCAGATTATTCAACAAGCTTATTCACAATCTAAGGCGTCTGGGTTGATTACTGCAGTTAAAAAGGAGGAAAAGTAACATGAGCGTAGATATTAACAAAGTAATTTCTTGGTTTGATAATCACATGGGTAAGATTACTTATTCAATGACTGGTAGCCGTAACGGTAGTGATGGAACTGGAGATTGTTCTGGTACTATGACCCAAGCATTATATGAGGCTGGGGCAAGCAAACCGGCTTATTTATACTCAACTGAGACAATCCACCCTTATCTAATCAACAACGGTTTTTCTCTATATGCTGAAAATAAGTCATGGACGGCTAAACGAGGTGATATTGTCGTTATGGGTAAGCGTGGTGAGTCTGCCGGTGCTTTTGGACACATTGGGGTTATATCAACTGACGACCCTAATGCATTGCTATTGAGTACATCATTTTGGACAGGTGGTGAAAGTGGCACGGCTGTTGGTAACGTCAAATTTGATGAAATGTGGGAGGCTGATGGTTCGCCATACTTCTATGTATATCGTCAAGACAACTCTAAACCCTCACCAAAAATTCCCAATAAGATAGATCAAATACTAGAAGTTGGCGAGTATTTCTCTACCAAACCAGCATATCGTATTGACAAGTATGAATATATTAACGGTGTGGAACAAGTAATCAGTTATGAACTAGCCAACGGTGGGAAAAGTAAAGAGTTTGATTGGACTAACAACGGTTGGGGATTAGCTTCGTTCGAGATTGTTGACAAAAACGGAGTAATCCAAAAAGACCAAACAACCGCCGTGGGAAAGTACATGCAACTACACAACCCTAAGCGTATCCGTGTAGCAGAGATTGACGAAGCTACTAATGGTATTGGTATCGACACACGTTATGGTCGAATTTGGGCTGACGCAACTAGTTTCACAGAAGTATCTTAATAGATTAGACCGCCTTAATTGGTGGTTTTTTATTTTGTTCTAAAAAAGTGTTGACAAATTATTTATGTGTGGTAAGATTGGTTTATAGAAACGTAATACATTGATAGAAAAGAGGAACAGGAATGAGTTATTTAATCGGAGCAGTAGTAATATTAATCGCAACACTAATTATGAGTAAATATGTACGTACAAGTGAGATGATGGCAACCGTTTCAATCTCGGCTCTTGTATCAATGGTATTATTCATGTTAGCAATTTGGTCGTTTATATTTAATGGGGGTCTAGGTATATGACAAACTATTTACACATAATGCTTATAGTACTGATTGGGCAAATAATTCAGGCTCTAATCGTATTATTTTTACTAAAAAGTATTGACAAATAAAAATAAGCATGGTAAGATTGGTTCATAGCAAAAACGAAAGAGGAAATATAATGACACCTAATGTAAAATATCGTAACTTAGATTTAGAACAACAATTAGGTTTTGATTGGGACGAATACAATAATTTAAACGTTTGGCAATTTGCAAAGTGGGGTATTAAGAATATTGACGCTAACAATTACGCACAAGAAGTATTGAAGCGAGAAAAACTTAACACACCTTATGATAGTGATTTGAAACAAGCCGTGGAATTAAACAAATTAGAAAAGCAACACCAACGACTAATTAAGGAACAAAAACGCCAACAAGCAACCCAAGATCTAAACCAATTAACATGCAAGAAGTGCGGTGGTCATGAATTCCAATTAGCCGGCGACAACTCAAAGAAATATTCATTTGGTAAGTCGGTAGCTGGTTCGGTTGGTTTGGGTGTTATGACCGGCGGATTGGGTTTCATTGCTGGTGGTGCGGTTGGGTTTGCTGGTAAAAAAGGTAAGAAAAACACGTTTGTATGCTTGAACTGTGGTAAAACTAGAGAGGTTAGAAAATGATATTATTAGCTGGAATTATATTTTATGGTTTGATGAGTTTATTATTTATTTCATTCATTGCTTACGTCATATTAGCTGGTTCTTATATTATTGACGGAATGAAAGGATATAAAAAGTAATGTATCAAAACAAAATTTATCGAGTGACGTATTTCATAAGAGATTTAATAAGTTTAGGCGTTATTAAAAAATCTGATTGGGAAGTCTTTGACATGAGTCCTGAAATGGATAACAAAACGATTATGCGAGATATTTCAGAGATAAAACGTTTGATGAAAGATATATATGATTATGAATTGGTTTACAATCGAAAGGAAAACCATTATGAAATTTAAAGCGATGGTAGTAAATATTGGTGGAATTGAATATTTAGTAGATAGTATTAGCCGTGATTGGTTGGGTCGTTTTAGTTACCGGCTTGTTATGGGTTCTGACTATCACATGAACTACGATCCACACTTCTTAAATTATAAGATGGCGTCTAAGTTTAAAGAGTATCTACCAATTAACGCTCATTTATTCGGTGTTGTTGATGATAAAAATATGATGGAGGTTCTATAATGGTTGAAGTAAACGTAAGGATTAAAGACGAAAAACACGCAAAAAAAGTAATCGAGCGACTTGTTAGAGTTGGTTATAAAGAATATGAACCACGCTTAACACTACCATATAACCAAGTGAAAACCATATCTGTATATGATGATGGTGATTACCAATTGTTAAATTATAAGGAAACTATTGAAATCAAACCAAAATATTTAATGAAGAGTGAACCAGTAAAGTATTTCTTGGAGCATAATCATGTTTAATTTAGATGGTATGGTTAATAGGAGCAAACAAATGAAACGAGAACGACAACAACGTCTCAACCAACTCAACGAACTTGTGATATTTAATAAGATGTTGGGACATAAGATGAATGTGAAAGACTTAACAAGTATAATTGGTGTGTCAGAGTCCACATTGAAAAAATACTTTTATGAATTAGGATATACGCCGGTTAGTGATTATGTAGAGTTTGGAGAGAAGTGATGAATAATACACAAGAGTTACGAGAGTTTGTTTGGTCTAAGATTAGTGACCGTTTGAAGAGCCGTGGTGTTGATTTATACGACTTAAAGAATATGAATACTCGAGAATTTACCGGCGTATATAATCAAGCGTGGGACGTTACAATTAAGGAGATGGGGTTATGAAAACTGTATGGGCATTATTTGACAGTGGGGATGGTTCTTATTATAGGGCACTGAAAGATGAATACAATGTAATCGCTATTGGTAAAGACAAGCTTAATGAAAACAAAGCTAATTTTATGAACTTGGACTTGGCTAATAATGGTCTTTTGTTTGGTGATACTTCATTGTTTGATGAACTAGATGGATTACCTCATCCCGATATTATACTAGCTAGTCCTCCATGTGAAAGTTGGTCAAACGCTAGTGCTATGATGAGAGGAAACACATGTTGGTACTCAAGTGATACAGAGTTCAAAGACGGTCATGTTGAAAAGTCAAAGTTCACAATAAGAACTAGTAAACAAATTGACACTAAAAATCATACTCCTTTTAAAGTTGATTTCGTTAAAAGTGTGCGTAATCGAATTAATGGTGAGTTGTGTGCACTTAATACTATGGAAATTATAAAACGATACAAACCAGAACATTACATTATAGAAAATCCTATGACATCTAAATTATTTGACTACTATGAGGATGTGTGTGATTGGCATGGCATTCGCAACAAGGTTCGCTATAACAACTATGATAATAACTACCCTCAAAAACCTACCATATTCTTCAGTGATATTTATCTTGATTTAGACAGTTCTGTTCACAGTTCTTCAGTAACTATTGGTGTTGATAAAGGAGCTAATGTTAAGCGTAAACAAATAAGAAATTATAATTTGAGATCTTCAATACCAAAAAAATTAATAATATCTGCTGTTTCTAATTTTAAACAAACAATTAAATAACATCTTGCATTAATGTTCGGAAAATGGTATAATTAAGGGTAAACTAATTTAAGGAGACCCCACATTATGCATCAATTTCCGGACATTTTTAATTTATCAATTGCTTATAACGACCCCCTTGTACGCGCCATATTATTAGCCGTAATCCTAGACTTCATCACAGGTATTTCTAAGGCTATCACAGAGCACCGACTAAACTCCACAACATCTAGTAAGGGATTAATCAAACAGTTCTTATACGCCACGATACCGGCTTGTTCGATGTTCTTATTCGATAGTTTCAGCGCTCATGAGTATTGGAAGATGTTCGTGTTGATTTGCCTAATGAGTGTTGTGTTATCAATCATAGAGAATTGGGTAGCGTTAGGATTACCATTCCCCGAACAAATAAGTAAGTATATTGATAGTGAAAAGACAAAATTAAATAAAGACCACTAAAAAAGCCCCTACAATTAAGTAGAGGTTTATTTTTATACTGCCATGAAGTTAAACGTGATTGATATGAAACTTTTTGCTTTCATTGCACTACCAGTAAAGTTCGTTAACAATATATTTCCGTTTGGGTGGATAGATATTTCGTACACCTTACCAGCAGATGGGAATGTTCCATATATTTGATCACTCGGGCGGCAACCAGCTGGTAATGTTCTCATAACTAGTCCTTGTTGACCATTATTGACTGTTGCTGCGTTGTTTAATATACCGCTTACTTGAACATTCTTTCCAATTCTACGTACCTTTGGTCTCTGGAATATTGTATCAGCCGGGAAACCAACATCACCATACCCAGATGTCATATCTTTTGTAAAGTAGTAAGGGAATACTAACTGGGTTGATGTTTGTGTTTGTGTATTGACTTGATAAAATGCCACAAAGCTTTGAATATCTCCTAACCGAGTATCACCATATTCCCGATCATTTGACTTCACTGTAAACTGATTGTTCGTAATGTTGCCCATACCATCATCAGTGTTCTCTTTTGTCAAGTCAATTTCTAGCCCTAAGTATTGAGATGTTCCGGCTGTTAATGTGTATTGTGTATTAGCTTTTAATTCAAACAGTCTACCTTGTATCAATGCCCGACCAGCCGTTAAAGTTGCGCTTGTTGATGTCACGTCTCGTATTTCTAAACCAGACAAGATATAATTTCCGCCTATACCATATATCTGAGCGTCATTAGCCGGTGAGATGTTCATTAAATCAGCGGTGTAAACTATTTCATTAGTATTTAATGTCATATTTTAAATCTCCTCTTGTATTACTATTTTTATTATGCTACAATATTAGTATACCATATATAAAAGGAGAATTAAAGACATGAAATTTATCTATGAAGATGCACAATTGGTTAAAACGGCTAACGGTATGCCAGAAATGGACGAGAACAATCAACCCAAAATCAACATCACAAAGTACAACTTCTTACGTACACTGAATACTGAAGAGATGTTCCGTGATGAGACTGGTCAAGAAATGAACGCTCAACTAGCCGAGGTCTTGCAAACACTAATGAACGTTGAAAAGGATAACCCAACACCAGAAGATATTCAACGTGTAACTTCACTAGACACAATCGACGCAATTCACCAAGTTCTTAAATTTATGTATGCTGAGAAAAAAGGTGATATTCTAGTACAAAACGAAGAAACTCGCGCACATTACGAAGAACTAGACTTGTACGAAAAAGAGGTAATTGGAAAATACTTTCGCCGAATTTAAGATACCAAAGCGCTTACAATCAAAAGGTGATGGTGGTTCTAAATACTATAGTGTGTTCAAGATAATAGCAACACTAATGTATATGAACCAGCCTAGAAGTGAAATATTGCAACTTGATATTATACAAGCACTTACATATATCCAAGCATATAGCAAAGTTACATCTGAGCCAAAGAAAAAAGCCAAACATTAATTTGTAAGGCTTTTTTATATGAAGTCTTGTATTGAATAAACATATAAACTAAATGGTATGTGCTGTCCCACTTCGTTTGTAACTGATATGTTTGCTGGGTCATTGTTGATAGTGTTCATGATACTGTATAACACGGCGTATTGGTCGCTAATATTATCCCAAACAGTAGACGCAACATAACCGCTTTGTAACAACGTGAATTGGGAAACATTATCAAAATCACCTGTGCTGTAAGTTATGAAGTCTGATGATATGCCGTTGGTTGCTGATAGATTACTAGAACTTATTTCTGCTGTATATTTTGTGTTTGATAATTTGATAGAACCCTTTAAGTAATTTGGTTCGATTGCTATAATAAATCTGTTCTTGTCAATTGGTAAGCTTAGTTGGTTTAATATTGTACTACTTCCGTATTGATAATCATATTTATAGGTGTTTGATGGTTTTGTCACTTCTGCAGGGATAGTTTCATCTCCGACCTTAGCTAATCCAACATACGCCGAGTTAACTAATGCTGACGAACTCTCTTCAACTGTTCTTAATAACTGATAATATTTTTTTGTACCACCAATATATGTTTCTGTTAACGTTGGTCTATATGATAGTGCTGATTGCCAACGACCAAACAAAGTAACAGCAATTATAACTTGTGCTCCGTTTAAATAATTAGTATCTACCATTTCTATTGATGATACGGCACATGCTTTATTAAATGTTTTAGACTTATCAGGTGTAGTTGCTACTGATATTTTGTTTATGTCCTGTGAGTATGAATTTACCCAATCTGCACGCTCGTCACGACCACTATTTTCACCCTCAAATGTAAGAGTTATCTTTACTGAATAGTCACCATACAAACCAATAACACCGCCCGATAACCTAACAGTCGATGAGTATTCTGGATTTAAGCTATCATAATCACTCATATCTAGGTAGTTATATCCAGTGTCGCCAGGGTCTGATGAAAATGTTGTATCAGCCGTGTGTAAATATATTGTCCTTGTGTCTGCCATGTTTAATCTCCTAATGTAATATCATCATTTTTACCAACAATTATATATCCACCTAGTAAGTCAATCTCCCGCACTTCTAGGTAGGTTGGTGTGTCTGTTATCCCTAATATAGCAACGATGGTATTGAGATAAACGGTTGATAGTCTATTCTCATTTGTAACTGGTAATGCTGGGTTGTTTCTGGTACCAATTTCATATCTATTTGCCATATCTATTTTTAAGTCTATCTCGTCATAGTCATAAAATAAAGAACCTTTTAACATACTCGTTGCTCTCGTTATCAATTCACCGTCTGTTGGGTTATCTCCATCTAATTCACAGTAACCTAGTCTCGGCGTATTTGCTTTGGGGTATGTTGTTCCAATTGTCAACTTCCCCACCTTATCTAACCATGCATATTTGTATAAAGCACCGGTGGTCTGATTATAACCATATACCAAATTAGTACCATCTGTTCGGTTACGACTTCGCTTTGAGTAATCTACAATCTTTTCGTTTGGGATAGGTAGTGTGAAATTACTATACCCTGTTCTATTTATGACATCTAACGTAAATGGTTTGTTTGAATTTTGATAAGTCTTTATTATTATATCAAAATCACCATTAACACCAGCTATCATCGTTTTAAATATATCATACATATTTACTTCTGTGGGGTTATCGTAGTATTTATAATTTTTCGTGTCATATGATACGGGGTTTAACGAACTACCACTACCCCACTGTTTTAAGTATGGGTGTTCTGATGTTAATCTGTCCCAAACATTTTTAGCACAATTAGAGACAATATATTCAATTTTATAATTACCTTTCAAAAATAACGTCTCTTCATCTAAACCAAAAACCGGTACAAATTTAAAGTTATCACCTTCGATCTGAGTTAAGAATAATACGCCGTTACCCACATTTGTATTTTCTAGAAAGTCTTCCATGAAATATGGTGTCGTCCAAGATAACCCCCAAAATTCAAACCCTGAGTCGTTCCTATTCACGGCTGGTACCATTATATCATTCTGCCTAGGGTAATATCCAATCTCACTAGGATCATCATAGAAATTTATAATAACCTCTCGCAAACCCTCAATAGTTGATATGTCTTTTGTTATATATACTGGAATAGCGTAGTCATGCCATGCGCCGGTTGTGTCTTTTTGCCAGAATATCATAGGTAGAGCTTTTTTGTTTATAAAGTCTGTCATATAATTTCCTCCATTCTTATTCTATTATATCAAAAAAAGCCCTAAATTAATAGGACTTACTCATTATCTTGCACCAATACCATTTTGTCTAAGAATAACCTTAACCTCACTTGCAATAGCCGAAGCGTCTGCCTTTGTGTTAGCTGTGATATTAAAGACATTATTTGTTCCTGATGTGTCTGTAGAAACGCCCTGAGACGATGAATTTATACCACTAGTAAGGTTACTGTTCAAATTAACGTTTTGCCAGTCGCTGAGAAGGCTGTTTTTTACACTATCCGATGACTTAGACAGGTAACCCGTTTCCTTTTCCATACCAACACCAATACCTTGTGTGATATACTTACCAACCTCATCACGGAATACTCTTGACGGCGAATGAATACCTAATGCTTTTTTAGCAGCGTTAAGAGCTTGTTTAGCCATATCAGCAGCTGTACTTACTAAACCACCAATAGCGCCTACAATACCTGATTTAATTCCCTCGACAATGTTACGACCAATACTAGCAACACCTGAGAACATAGAACCAATCCTACCAACAACACCTGAGAATAGATTAGCGATTGATGATCCAATGTTACCAAAACCACTAAGTATTCTACCACCAATACCACCGAAGTAACCGATGATATTTCTAGCAATTCCACCAATACGACCACCAACACCAGCAATAACACCACCGACCGCAGAGAAAGCAGAACTGATACCAGAGAATATGCCCCCCAATGTACCACCAACTGATGAGAACACACTTGCTATTCCTCGACCAGCGCTACCTATTCCGGAACCAATTGAGGAGAAAATTCTACCCAATGCTGAGAACAGAGAACCAATTGATGAGAAGATACCAGACATAGTGCCAGCAACAGATGAGAATACGCCGGATAATCTAGTCCATACACCACTGATAGCTTGACCAACAACTGAGAATATCTTACCTAGAACATTGACACTCGCACCCATAACAGTTCCCAGTATACCAGCTATAAAACTAATAATAGGAGATAGTGCGTTAAATGCTTGACCTATAAAACCAATAACAGGAGTAAGTAATTGAATACCCACAGCTAATGCGTTGAATGCAAATGTTAGAGTAGACATAACACCTGACACAAAACCACCTAAGAATGAGCCTAGTACTTGGAATATTGGAACTAAGCTACTTGCAACGATTGATAGCACGGGTTGAATAGCGTTCCATAAATTACTAAATGCACCAAGTAATGGTTGAATAGCTGGAACAACCCAACCTAAGAATGATTGAAAGCCCGCAGACAAAGCCGGTATTATTTGATTTGCAAGGTCTACTAACCCGTCAAACTTCAGACTAGAGAACGCATTACCTAACATAGGAACAATAGAACTAGCTAAGTCCATAAGAGGTGAGAAGTCTGGTAATTGAATATCTAGGTTTGAGAATGCACTAGTTAAATTACTAAAGTCGATACTACGAACATCGTCCACCATCTCCATAATGGAACCAGATATTTGAGAGAAAACATAAGTTGCGTCTTGTGCATTGAAACCCGAAAACATACCACTAAGAGCTGAGCCGATACCTGTAATAGTTGGTGTGATTGAACTAGCCATACCATCAAATGTCTTTTCTACTACGGTACCCAATTGTGAGATGATAGAACCAATACCCTCAATCTTACCCAAAGGAGTTTCGATGTTAAGACCAGTGATACCATTGTTGACACCGGTAATCATTTCAGCAACACCACGAGTAACAGCAGTCTTTGCGTTAGAGAATGATGTCCCAATACCCTTAGTACCATCGGCCGCTATCTGTGAAAGGGATACAATACCGCCCCCACCTTCTTTATCAAGTTTAATTATAGCGTCATTGAAGTCAGAAACAGAAACACTACCATCGCTCAATGCGTCCTTTAATTGTCCGGTTGTCTTGCCCATCGTTTTAGCAAGAGCGTTCAAGGTAGGACCCAATCCACTATCAATCATAGAGTTCCATGTTTCAGCGTCAATCTTACCGTTAGAAAATGCTTGACTTAACTGTGTGATTGTGTTAGTTACTTGCTCAGAACTACCACCAAAACCAAGAATACCATCATTCAAAGCCTTAAATACTTCAACTGACTTAGGCATGTCTCCATCTAATGATGATGTAAGTAATTGAACACCCGAAACGGCACTATCAAGAGGTGTGGGTAATCCGTTAATTGCACTCTTCAGGTTTTCCATCTCTTTTGTAACTACGCTGGTTTTAACACCCATGTTTTGGAAGTTACGAGTTGAGTTATTCAGAGTATCAATACGTTTAATGGCGCCCTCAACGTTAGAGCTAATCAATGAGAATGCTTTACCAGCCACATTTGAAGCAATAGAACCAATGAACGTACCCATCGCAACAGTTCCAGCACCAATCTTTTTAGTTAAGCCACCCATTGATGAACTAGCGCCGTCCAATGATGAGGTACTAGCTGTTGTCAATTGAGCCTTTAATTTAGTTGCTTCACTCTCGGTTTTTGCAATATCGTTTGTTAGTTTTTGAGCTTTTGCCGAGTTAGCATCAAAGCCCGGACTAGACTTCAAATTAGCCAACTCTTGTTTCAGTAATTTACCCTTTGCTTCTGTGGCTGATAATTGGTTCCCTAATGCTTGTAACTTACCTTTAAGAGCCGAAGTATCGCCCGTCAATCTGAAAGCAGTATCTAGGTTTTTAGCTCGTGTACTCATAGAACGTATATCAGAGTTTACACCAGTAATTGCTTTCGTAACACTGGTAGCGTCCGCCCCGAACTTAAGCATATAGCTCGTTGTGTTTGCCATATAATACATTTCCTTTCTTTTGTCAATACTTAATTATAGCATAAAAAAAAGACCCCGTAAAGGAGCCTATCATTTATACACCGCTTTCAAAATCTGTTGGTGTGAGAACCTTAGTCTTATATGTGTCAAAGATTGTAGCGTTCTCTGTTGTGCGTTCTACGATAAATTGTTTAACGTTACCAACACCCTCAAAAGAACGACCAGCAACAGACAAAGTACGAGTGTAAACCTTTGGATTGATTTCATCTTCGTCTTCATCGTCACTTTCTGTATAAGCCGTTGAAGTAGCGTTGTAATAGACTTCTAGCTTTTGAGTAGTTGTACCATCGGCTGATTGAACTGTCAAAATACGTTGAATGTCAAACGTTGGGTATGCTCCACCATCAACATAACCACCGTTAACAAGCTTATAACCCATTTGAGCCATTTCAGCTTCATTGTATTGCAAGTTATCCATTTCAATTGTCAAGGTCTTAGGGTTAACAAGAGACATGTGTGTGGTGGCGTCAGCATAGATTGTTTTAGTATCTTGGTCTACTGATGGAGCAAACTTTTGAACACCGGTTGAGTTAACAAAACTAGTTGTCCCATCTGTTCCAGTAGTAGTCATACCAACCTGTTCAGAACCATGTGTAATTTTACGTGTATCATACATAATTGATTAATTCTCCTTAATTTAAGATATCTTCATTGTAGCATATTATCACCATTTTTGCAAGAAACTTTTACCTTGTCCTCTTTTGAAACGGTCTAGAAACCCTTGATGTTTTCCTCTTTTGTTAACAGCATTCACCACTTTCATATAACTATCACGAGGAACCAATGTAGCCCCGTATTTACCCCTATTTAGTGTCATAGTAGACCGCATGCGACCTGTTTTGATAGGAGCAGTTGAACGCCATACTGATAATGCAGAGGTCATGTCACTACCGGCTTGTTTTGCTACTTGGTCTCGCTTTTCTAATATTTTAGCAGTCATAAGCCGTGGTGGTAATTTAGTTAAATCTGATATATCTATTTTTTTAGCACTCATAATATTAACACCTGCCTATTGAATGCCGTCATCTCATTTAAGTGGTCGTCCCTCTCAACTTCTGCAACCTGTTCATAACCCAACTCAGCTAATTCTTCCGTAACGTTCATTGAGTTGTTGATGTAAAGCGCTAACGTTACTCGCCAAAAATGAGGTTTAGCGTCTGCCAACCCTTTTTCATGAGTATAAGTTAATACCGCCATTTTATCATCAATCGTTTGCATTTCGTTTTCGCCAGCATACCATTCGAGTTCAGTAAATAGGGGTAATAGTTCATCGTAGTAGGGTTTTAGCTTGTCTTTAAAATCTGCCATTAAATGATTACCTCCCCTTTTACTCGTCCGAATGTCTTTTGTGAAACATTACTCAAACGATACTTTTTACCATTACTAATCGTCACGCTGTCAAAGTTAATAAAGTCATCAATATTACCAGAAAATTCAATAGTACCCATCAGCCGTACGTTATTCTGGAATTGGTACCACGCCTTCTGTTTTGTGCTAGGATTATATAGATACCCTTTCACTGTTCTAGGTGCCACGTCAGTAGAGTTCTTTTTTTCTAATTTAAACACTCTCATTTTACCCAGCATATCTAATCACCTCCTCTAATGTAGCAATGTTAGACGTATGCCATTTATACATACTTGCACTTAAATCACTACCATACTCCGCCATAAATACAAACTCTTGACAATATGAGCCGAGGGTGTTGTTTGAAGCGTCCTTTTGCACATTTGGGTTTATTAATTCGGCTTGTGTGAGTGCTTGTTTTTCCAACATCTCTAAATGAGCAGTCCAAGCGCTATAACTCTCATCGTCTAACTGTAAAATCTCTTTATAATCGAATATCATTGTGTCACCTCCTATCAACAAATTATACCATAAAAAAAAGCCCTCGTCCAGAGAGCCTTAATATTAAACATCCGGTGCAGCAGCAACTTCAGTATAGATAGCCTTATTCGGAGCTTTCAATGATCCGGCAACGTACGCACGACTTTCGATTACCTGAGAGTTGGTGTTGATTACGAATGATGACAAAGTTTCGATACCAGAACCAGAGAAACCAATCAAATATGAGTCAGTGTCTACGATAACAATTGGGTTATTTTCAGGTAAGCGAGTAGTACGAACAAGCTTTCCACCCAAGTCTAAGTTACCAGTAAACATTGCAACAGACCATGCGTCACCAGTCAAAGCCAACTTAGCCCATGCGTTTGGTGAGATGAATACTGTTGGGTTATCAGCGTCAAGTGAGGCGATGTCTTCAATCAAACGTTCTTTCAGAGCTTGTCCATCATAATCAGTAGCCAATTCAGTCTTAATTGCCAATGAGTCACCGATGATAGGACGAATGGCCGTGAAGTCTGTTCCGTCTTCGTTCTTAACACCACCAACCAAGATAGCTTGTGAAATACGTTGCAAAACATACTTAGGTAATTCTTCAAGTACGTAAGAAACCAATGCTCCACCCTTTAAGTAAGTCATGTGGTCCAAACGTTGCAACTTATAAATAGCCTTAGGGAAGATGTCACGTGATTGCAAAGCCAATGTTTGGACTTTCTTTTCAGCGTTAATTGTATGACCCCATGCGCCGTCAGCATTTTCATTAGGGTCGATAATCAATGAGCCTGGTTCGATGTTAAATACTGGTGAGAACTGGCTAAATACTCGGTCAGTCTTTAATGTGTCTTCAATTGCACCAATAATCTTCTTTGGTAAAATATCGTCTTCGTTAACGTCCTGTGTAATGGCTTGTTCTGAGCGTTCTGAAACAATATCCTTCCACTTGCGACCAAATTCCTGAACGTTTCCTTGTGTTTCAATAGCTAATTTGGCGTACAATTCAACCGCCTTAGATGTGCTTAAAAATTCAATTCCCATATTATAGGTCTCCTTTATTTTTCATGATACGTTTATTATATCATAGTGTTATTAATAGTGCAAGCGGTCAAATGCCATTTCTTCTTTTAATGACAAGCTACGACGATCAACGGCTGGCATGAATGACTCTAACATAGCAACCTTGTCTTTCAAAGATTGTACTTCGGCGTCCTTATCATCAGCCGGTGCTTTATCGTCCTCTGGCTTATCATCTTTTGGTTTAGCGTCATCAAAGTCCTTTTTCAAGTCAGCAATGGCGTCTAGCACGTCTTGTAATGTTGGGGCTTCTTTATCATCAGCCGGTTGTGCCTTAGGTTCTTCGTCCATGTTATCGTCCTCTTCTTTCTCAATTGCTTGTTTAACAATTTCTGCAGTTGCCTTAGGGTCTGCTGGTGTTGATGTTAGTGATAATTCTAACAAGTCAATACTATCAATGTTACCATCGGCGTCAATATTATCTACACCGAAACCAATTGATACGTAATTAGTACCGGCTTCAATTCCTTCTAACAACAATTCTCGGTCTGGTGCATTTTGGAATAATGAACCCTCGTAGTGTAGTCCGTCATCATCAACAGCCGTCATAGTAACAGAACCAATTGATGGTTTATTCCAGTCATGAGATAATAGAAGAGGTACCGTCTTACCAACTACTTCCTTACCAGCGTCTTGAGTTACTGTGATACCAGAACGCGTCATTGTGAGAGAGTTAGCAATACCTTGAATTTTACCACTGTCATTCTTCTGGACTTTGGTCGCTAATGTTGCTATCTTCATTCGTAGTGTCTCCTGTCTGTAGTTTTTGGTTAAGCTCATCATCATTCAAAGCAACGGCGTTCTTATTACTCCAAATAATCTGTCCGTAACCGCCTTCAAATGGCTTTAATCCTAGTTTAGCACGAACGTC